GCGGCGACATCAACCGCCTGCTGATGAACGTGCCGCCCGGCACCATGAAGTCGCTGTTGACCGGCGTGATCTGGCCGAGTTGGGAATGGGGGCCTAAAGAATTGCCGCACACGAGGTTCCTTGGCACGGCGCACAAGCAGGACTTGGCCGTCCGGGACGCAATGAAATGTCGCCGTCTGATCCAATCGGACTGGTATCAGACGCGGTGGCCGATGGTCCTGATGGCGGACAATAACGCCAAGCTGCGGTTTGAAAATGACAAGACAGGGTTCAGGGAAGCCATGGCATTTGAAGGAATGACCGGCTCGCGCGGCGATAGGGTTTTGATCGACGATCCGCACAGCGTTGCGGACGCCAACAGCGTCCAGAAACTTGCTACGGGCGTTACGACGTTCCGGGAAGCCCTGCCATCCCGCGTCAACAATGAAGATTCCGCGATTGTAATCATCATGCAGCGATTGCACGAGTCTGACGTATCCGACGTGGCAATTGATTTGGGCTACACCCACCTTTGCCTGCCGATGCGGTTTGAATCGGATCGCCGATGCTCCACGCCGTTCTACACCGACCCGCGCACGATCGGGGGCGAACTGCTGTTTCCTGATCGGTTCCCAGAGGACCAAGTGGCGGACCTTGAAGAGACCATGGGCATCTACGCCAGCGCCGGTCAGCTTCAACAGCGCCCCGCACCGCGCGGCGGCGGCATGTTCAAGCGGTCAGACTTCCGCGTCATCCAAGCTGAGCCTGCAGGCTATCGGTGGGTGCGCGGCTGGGACTTGGCCGCAACTGACGATCCGTCGGCGGCCCGGACTGCTGGCGTAAAGATGGGAATCGGCCCAGACAACCGATTGTGCATCGCCCACGTCGTCAAAGATCAGGTAAATGCGGCTGGCGTTGAACGGCTGCTGGGCAGCACAGCGGCGGCCGATGGGCAAGACGTGCGCGGGTCAATTCCGCAAGACCCCGGCTCTGCTGGTAAATCATGGGCTTTACATTTGCTGAAACATGCGTTAATGGGTTATAGTTACACCGCAAGCCCTGAGACGGGCGACAAAGAAACGCGTGCAATGCCATTGGCGGCACAGGTCGAAGCCGGAAACGTGGATATTGTGGCATGCGATTGGAACAGTGATTTCTTGGACGAAGCTGCGACGTTCCCGATGGGTAAGTTCAAAGACCAAATTGACGCTGCGACCCGCGCGTTTGACATGATCGTGGCCCCTCGCGCATCAGCCGGTATATTCCTGCGAAAGAAAAACCGATGAACCTGATTAACGCAGCCCGTCGCATCAGCGCAATGTTTCCAGGGTATTTTCAGAACGCCAAACACGACCATAATAAAGATTTTGGCTATCCCGATCATGTTGATTTTGACGCAGCTTATCAGCGATATTTGCGTAACGGCATAGCGTTCGCTGGCGTTGAAAAGACAATTCTCAAAACGTGGCAAGATAACCCTGAGCTTTGGGAAAACAAGGACGCCAAAGAAACATACGCCGAGAGTGAAATCCGGCAGAAGTTTGACGATTTGCGTCTGTGGCAGAAGTTGGCCGAGGCAGACCGCCGCTCGATGGTCGGCGGTTATTCCGGTCTGATCCTGCGCTATGCCGACGATAAACGGTTTCTTGAGCCGGTTGATACGGTGCCCGGCGGGCTTGATGGGCTGGTCGATATTATCCCTGCGTGGGCCGGTCAGCTCACAGTGTCATCATGGGACACGGACGAAAGGTCACCGACCTACGGCGAGCCAACGATGTTTGGGTTTAACGAATCTGCCGTAGGTGACAACGATGACCGCCAAGCCAAAAACCGCAGCTTTGAAGTGCATCCTGATCGCGTGTTGATCTGGTCAAAAGATGGAACAGTCCATAATCGCTCCATACTTGAACCGGGATTCAATAACCTGATCGACATGGAAAAGATCAGCGGCGCGGGCGGTGAGGGCTTTTGGAAAAATGCCAAGAGTGCGCCAGTCATGGAAACCGACGCGGATGTATCAATCGCAGACATGGCAAAAGGTATGGGCGTCGGCGTTGACGAAATGGCCGACAAAATGAACGAACAGGTCGAGGACTTCAACAAAGGCTTTGACGCAATGTTGATGTTGCAGGGCATGAAGGCCAAGACGTTGGGTGTCACCCTACCCCAACCTGAAGAATTTTTTAATGTGGCGTTGCAGTGCTTTGCAGCGTCTATCGGTATTCCGCTCAAGGTTCTGGTCGGGTCGCAATCGGGCGAGCGTGCCAGCACTGAGGACGCCGACGAATGGTCTCGGACCAACATGGCACGGCGGACCAATACAGCACGCCCCACAATCATGGAGTTGGTCAAAAAACTTGAGACCGTTCGTGTCTTGCCTGAACAGGATTGGCACCTTTATTGGTCGGACCTGACCGAGGCCAGCGTGGGCTTGAAAATAGATCGCGCCGACAAAATGGCAGCAATTAACCAGAAGTTGCTAGACGAAGTGTATACAGTTGACGAAATTCGTGAAACAACTGGCCACGGCCCGATTGACGAAATAGGAGACCAGTGATGAGCAAGCACGTTCGCGTCAATATCCGCACAATCGCCAACATGGCCAGTATCCGCAAAGAGCGGCGCAACGGACGTGACAAAATCGTCGTGCCGTCTGCAACGCTGCCTGACGGCATTGTGATGAACGGTATCAGATACCCCGCTGAGGAAATCGAAAAAGGGTTTATGTCGCTGAACAACACTTACGCGCCGTTAGGACATCCTACAGTCAATGGCATGTTTGTGAGCGCATCGGATCCCGAGGGCATCAATATCGGCTGGATTGGCGCGCATAACGAAAACGTGCGACGTGAGAATGGTCGCGTGCTGCTTGATAAAGTTATTGATGTGGCCCGCGCAAACGAAAGCGTTGGGGGCCGGTCGGTTTTGGAAGCTATTGAAAAAGGCACGCCGATTCATACCAGCACAGGGTTGTTTTGCGATCTTGAGGCGTCAACAGACGACGCATATGGGTTTATCGCCCGTAACATGGATTTTGATCACGACGCAATCTTGCTGGGCGAGGATGGTGCTGCCACCCCCGATCAGGGCGTAGGTATGATGGTCAACGCCAAAGGCGAACAGACCGAAATCGAAATTATAAATTCCGTGTTTGAAGATTTTGAACGCGAAATGGACTGGGCAGCCGACATGGCGCTCAGGGCAGCCGAAAGGCTCGAACGCGTGCCAGTAATGGATCGCATTAAGTCCGCAATACTGGACGCCGTTCGCGGCGCCGGGCGGGAACCCTCTGCAAACACAGGAGAAGCAGATATGACTGATAAAGCTCAGTTCGACGCGCTTTCCGCGAAGGTTGATGCCCTCACGGAATCGCAGAATGGCATCGGCGAAACAATTGCCAATGCCGTCACAGCCGCAATGAAGCCGCTGACCGACAATCTGGCAGAAATGCAGGCCAACCAGACGGCAAAAGACAAGGCCGAGTTGGATGGTTATGTGGCGAAAATCGTCAAAGCAAACATTCTTGACGCCGACGAGGCTGCGGAATTGACGCTCAATGCCGCCCGTAAGCTGGCGGCCAACGCCAAGCCAGGAACGGCTGCTGCCCTTAATGGGGCATTTGGCGGCACTGGTCCTGCCGACGAATTCGCAGGTTATGACCTCAACGCCGTCATGGATGGCACAGACAAAAAGGCGGTGAACTAAGATGGCCGGTAACACCATTTTCCGAGGGCCGATCACGCATCAGCCCATTTCGGTCAGCAAGCCCGTCGCAGGTGCTTACCTGCCCGGATGCTTTGTCGAAGAAACTGCGACCGAACTGGTCCAGATCGCAACGTCACTGGAAAAACTCCCGCTGATCCTGTCCAATATGGACTTCAAGGACCAGACGATTGCCACTGCATATGCGGACGAAGACACTGGCATTGCCTTCAAAATTGTTCCGGGCATGATTGTCCAAGCCCGCATGGCGAATGCGACATATGCATTGAATGAGCCGCTCAAGATTGCAGCGTCTGGTCGATTGGCCGCTGCAACAACCGCCGGTGATATCGTCATCGCGTTCTTTAGCGATACGCCTGGTGCATATAGCGCAGGTGCCTTGGCCGATGTGACAATCGCCAATTCCTACAACGTCCCAGCGGCATAAGGAGGACACCTGATATGCTTCGTTTTACAGATGAACAGCAGGCTTTTGTTCTGGCCAATCGTCGCCAGTTCAACGCCTCGCAAATTGCCATGGCGGAAAACCATGGTCAAACGCTTATCGGCAATGCACTGCCCCTTCCCAAAGACGTTTGGGGCTTGTGGGACCGTGAGGCCGTAGAGGTCCAGCGCACGACGCTTCGTGTGTTCAATGACCTTTCGTCGTCGGTATCCATGCCAATGCCAATCGGCAAGCTGGTCCACCACTTCCAAACTGTGTCCGACAGCGGGTCGGTAAACGTCTCGCTGGATGGCCGTTCAAAGGGCCGCACTGACCAGCCTGTGTTTGCCTACCATGGCACGCCACTGCCGATCATCGACAGCCCGTTCTCTTACGGATGGCGTCAGGTAGCGGCAGCATCGACAGAAGGGTTTCAGCTTGACGCTGCGGGCCGGATGAACTCGATGCGCAAGATTGCGGAAAAAGCCGAGAGCCTGATGCTCAACGGCGACACTGATATCGTCGTCGGTGCTGATCCGCTTTACGGGCTGCGCACTCACCCGCGCCGCAACACCCGGACCACAGCTCAGGCGCTGAACGGGGCAACAGGTGCACAGTGGTTGGCGACAATCACTGCAACCTTGAAACTGCTCCACGATGATAACTTCAAATCGCCAGCCACGATCTACCTGAACTTTGACGATTGGTTCTATGCCACATCGACCGAGTTTACGGCGGGTTATCCCAAAACCATTGCGCAGCGCGTGCTGGAATTGGGCGGCTTGCGCGAGGTTATCGACGCGGACAGCATCAACCCAGGCGAAGTCATTGCGGTTGTCAAAGATCGGAGCGTCTTGCAGGTGTTGAACGGGATGCCGATGACCACACGGGCGCAATTCCGTGCGAATCCTGAGGACGACTACAACTTTGTGACCATGGCGGCCGTCGCCTTGGAAATCAAATTTGACGCCAACCAAAACTGTGGCGTTGCGGTTTCGTCCCTCGCGTAACATGATGGGCCGGTATAACCGACCGGCCCATTTTAATCTCAGGAGACAGACATGAAAATTGAAATTACAATGCCTGACGCAGGTGGCCACAATGTTGGCGATGTTGTCGAGATTGATGGAAACGCAATTCCATCATGGGCGATTAACAAATGCCGCGTGGTCGGTAATGCCAAGACCGCCGTGACCAACCCCGCCAAGGGTGCGATGCCCAGCGCCCCAACACCAAAGGGCTAAACAATGACCGCGACCGTCACAGGCTGGATCACATACGCAAGTGCACGCGGCGATACCGTGGCGGACAATGCAGCCAGTGCTGCTGCACTCGTCCGCGCAACGGATCACATCGCGTATCGGTATCTGAACCGCCTCTTGCCGGGGGTGGACGCAACGACACTGGCGGTGGTCGATCCGGCGACGTATGAGGCTGCAAAGCTGGAACTGGCAACGCCCGGATTTTTTTCAACAACCTACAGCCCCGACCAACAGAAAACACTGACCGGCGTGGGCGATATCAAATGGACACCTGTCGCTGGCGGCAAAGGGGGCTTTGAATCTGCTACGCCGACAAGCACAATCATTGCCGCGATGTTTGACCCTTACGTCACAGATCGTGACGGGCCTTACTTTGACTTTGCCACCATCGGCAAAACGGCAGCGCGATGAGCGGCGCGGATATCACGGCAGACGTTCAGGCAGCCTATGTCGAAGCGGGCATTGCGGCGGGCAACGGCACGGGCGCGCCGATTGTTACGATCAGCCGACCAGGCACGCCGTCAGGGCCAGAATGGAACCCTACGCCGGGCGCGCCATTGGTTCACACCTTCACGGCCAAGCCATCCGCCAAGGCTTACACACAACGGACAGGCTTGGCATTGGGTGCGGGTGAGTTGGTCTATTCGCTGGTGAACCGCGGCGTGACGATCACCCCTAGCACATCGGATGTGCTGACAATCGACGGCATAAATTGGCCCGTGCAGGAGGTTATCCCGATGGACTCGGCGGGCTTTGTCATATCTTGGCTGGTGAAGGTTTTGGGTCCGGGATCAGCCGTCGCATCGCTGTTTGCGCTGTTCATACCGCAAGGCTCGGACGCGCTTATCACGTCGGACGGCGACATGTTTAAGGTAAGGGCATAAAATGGCCAATTTCAATTCAGCGTTTACGGGCGTTCAGATCGACGCGGCGCTTACCAAGGCCAATAGCGCGACGCAGCCGGGCGACCTTGGCACGGCTGCGACAACGGATGCTACGGACTATGCAACGGCGGCACAGGGCGAGCTTGCGGACAGCGCTACGCAACCGGGTGATCTTGCCACGGTAGCAACGTCTAACGAATACGATGACTTGACGGACCTACCTACACTCGGCACGGCTGCCGCCACAGCGACCACAGACTATGCAACGGCGGCCCAAGGCGCGCTTGCCAATAGCGCGACGCAGCCGGGTGACATCGCGCTGATGGTGGAAAGTGACGTAACTGGCGTAACCGGCGCGGACGCAGTGTCCAATATCATGAGCCTCACACAAGCGGAATATGACGCAATCATCACGCCAGACGCTTCGACGATCTACGTGATTACGGACGCATAAAATGGCCCTGACACTCGGCACCACGCCACTGAACAAGATTTATCTGGGCAGCAC